GCATCAGGGATTGTGGTTATGTTAGATTTTAGGCGTTCATCAGAGAAGGCAGTAACGTCATTGTTAAACGTAGCCGCACCAGCCGCACTCATATCAAGGGTTAGGGCTGTTATTCCAGAACCACCATCATTACCTCTAAATATTATATCTTTATCAGAAACTTTTGATTCAATTTTAAAATCACTACTGCTATTAGAAAGATGTGCTATTTCCGTACCAGCATCTGAAATTATAACATCCCCACCATCAGCATCCAGAATAATATCGCCAGCTACATCAAGCGTAAGATCGCCAGAAGCATTAGCTATATTACCTGTTACTGTGACACCGCCTGATGTTGTTTCAAATTTCTTGGAGTTGTCGTAGTAAAGTTTTGCAGTTCCGTTTGCATCTGCTTCAATCATTGTTTCGCCAGTTGCAGACTGCACAGCAAACCTATCAGAAGTTTTTATATGTAAATAACCTGTACCTTGATCTAATATGTAACTATGTGTACCATCGTGATATATTTGTAGATCAGCCCCTGTTCCTATATTGAGTTTTGCATTGTCTACAAGTGAAACACTATAGTTAAATCTAGCGTGACCAGCATCAGACATATCAAGGGTGAGGGCGGTTATTGCACTTCCACCATCGTTACCTTGAAGTAGTATATCTTTATCTTGAACAGCAGAATAAATACTAAAGTCACTGCTATTGTTTTGCAGAACCCCAAACTCTGTTCCGCCATCTAATAGTTTAATTTGTGCGCCATCAGCATCAAGAACAATATCTTCAGCAGAATCAAGTGTTAAATTTCCAGAAGACAGTGCTATTGTAGTACCATCAATATTAATATTATCAATATCTACGCCACCATCAAAGGTTGCTGATGCGCCTGATACTGCACCTGAGAACGTACCAGTTGTTCCACTTAAAGCACCTGAGAACGTACCAGTTGTTCCACTTAAAGCACCAACATCTAATGCCGCAAAAGCATCTACCATTTTAGCACCAGAGCCTACGCCATCAGAGTAGATTACTTTAGTTTTACCACTAGCAATCGTAACTGTTGCACCAGATCCTTGCTTAATAATAATGTTTTGAGATCCACTTGTGGCATTTTCAATAAACCAAAGTTTACTAACAGTATTTGGGCCTATTGTAATTGTACAAGCTGAGTCCAACGTACCTGTATACTTTAAGAACATTGAACGACCTGGATCAGTCCCACCATCTGCTATTGTTGTTGTATGCGTGTCAGCATTTGTCGTTATAGCTTCAGTGCCATAAGAAAACGCTTCTGCAATTAATTCAAGATTTGTATTCGTTACTGTACCCCATGAGCCTGACTGATCGCCAGTTGCCATCTCATTGAGGCGAAGGTCATTTACATAGGTTGAGGCCATACTAGTCTATCCTTATAATTGCATTTGAAGCTGTCTGAGCAGGGAAAACAATTCTAAAAGTACCTGAAGAAACTGTGAAGTCTCCACCAAAGTCCAATACAGCGATAGCTCTATCTCCGTCTGTATCGTTATATATCAACGCACCACGCGCTGTAAAACTAGCTGATGTCCACTCAGGATTATCAGAGTCAAAACATCCGCTTGTTCCGTTTTCAATTACAGACGCATTTGCCAGTGTCACTCCACCAGTAGTGTATCCGTTACCATTAGCAACTTCGTTAGATGTTGTGTAAGTATCAGTAGTAGCATTTAAAGTTGCACTACTTGTGTAGAGAGCGATCTTTATTGTATCACTGTCTAAGTCATGTAACCCAAGCATTACATCTTTTTTAAATTGGGTACACATTGCTTGTGTAATAGCCATTATAAACCTCCGTTATATTCTGCCGCATAATCGCGTTGCATCTCTTGTACAAATAATTGTACCGCTTCGTCAAATTGTGTTTTATAAAGCGCCAATGTCTCTCCAGCTTTAAGAAATGCAGATGCTTCATATAGACACGCCGATAATAACACATTTTCTGCGTTGTTGCCAATCCATGTGTTAGGATTAAGTGAACTTATACCTATTTCTGGTGCAATATAGTCAACTTGGTAAGTATCAGCCGCATTTGGTGTAGGAGCTATTGTGATTGTAGTCCCTGATCCACCTAATGTACCAGATGTTCCACTAGATGATTTTGTGCTATAAAACTTTGGTGTACCTTGCGTAGTTGCATTAGGCCAATAATCTCGTAAGTAAGAGTCAACCCTATGATCTAAATATGATACGACATTTGAGCTAATTATTGACACTTGCCTGATCATCCTAGCACCTGTCACTACATAGTCAGTTGTACCTGCAACTAAATTAGCAGTTGTAGTCTGCCTGAAACATGGGAGATTAGGTAATCTCTGAAAAACCATATCTTCAGCTTGATTAATAATTTCATCAATTGACGCCTGTAACTCTGTTGAGTCGTCTTCTAAAAAGTTTTGAATATTTGCGACTAATGTTGTGTAATTCATTTAGTTACCCCATGTACCACTTCCCCAAGCACCTTCACTCCAACCTAGACTAATTTCAAGACTAACTGAACCTACTGCACCTGATCCGCCAAGTCCTGTCTCAATAGCTTCAGAAGCAGAGACTTCTTCACCAACAGCACCTGTTGAACCTATACCTGAAATACCTGTAACAAGCAATTGAATGTTACCATTGCCAGAAACTCCAAAGCCTTCTGACTCACCATCTCCAGATACACCTGATTGACTTAACTCTAATTCAGGAACTTCACTGCCGATTGCGCCTGTACCACCAACCCCAGCTTCATTTATTTCTGTTTCAAAGGTTTCATTACCTACTGCGCCTGTACCACCAACGCCTGTCTCAGCTAGTTCTATCTCAGGAACTTCAGTTCCTACTGCACCTGATCCACCAGTTCCAGACACTGGAGCATCTGTTGTGATAAAGAATGAAGATGTACCTGTAGCACCTGTACCGCCAACTCCACTTTCGTTTATTTCTAATTCAGGAACTTCAGTTCCCACTGCACCTGTACCTGATACGCCTGTCTCATTTATTTCTAGTTCAGGAACTTCAGAACCTACCGCACCTGTACCAGCCGTACCACTAACAGCTAAATCTTCATTGTCAGATACAATTGCCGTTCCAACATTAGCCGCTCCAGATACGCCAGATATGCTAAATATACGATCATTATGTATATCAACATAACCAGCTTCGCCTATAGACGGAACTCCAACAGGTGGCCTTGCCCTTGGATCTATTGTCCAATCTTGTGTAAATCCAATATAGACAACAACATTGTCTGGATCGTTATCTGGCCTACCATTAAATAAAGCAGTTGCGTCCACAACATTTTTAGCAGGAGTAAGTTGTGGATGTTTTGGCTCATAATCTTCAGGTGAAACACGCAAGCCATCCCAAGTCGTCTTCAGTTTGGTATACTTAACCCGAAGACCACTTATGTCGCTTATCGCGTAGGATTTTTTTCCTCTTGCGTATTTCCCCATTAAGATAAGTTCAGCGCAGTAGGCCGAATCCTTAAACTTACACCATCATTATCGGCTGAAGATGCAATGCTAAATGCGCGTTCATACATTTCATTTAGAAGTGTAAATTTTTCATTTGCAAATTTTATTGCTAATTTACTTGCTAACCCAGCACATATGCAATCGTTCCAACGATATGGAATGTCTGCATCTTGATTAGATGCTGTAATGTCATCAAGCTGATTAACAGCCCAATAGACCATACTATATGTTGTCCTGTCAGGTATTTGCCAAATATAAATCTTTGGAGTTATTTGACTATCCAACATATACTGACTTGGCTTACCGCTAGATGTTTTGTTTGGAAGTTGATTGTAATCCGCAATAGATACACGATTTATTATCTGGTCAGAAGTGTCTGTGCCAGAACTGTCTCGTATCACCGCATCCATAATATCAATTGTCCCTGCTGGCAATGTGTATGGCGTAGTTTGACCATTCACCAATGTCAGAGTTTTCTGCTCTACAGACCAATAGTTAATACCTCTATTAGCCCACTCAGAAAAAAGAAGGTTAAGACTGCGCCTTGCAGACACAGCCTTATCACCAGTTTGAGTTTGGGTATCAAGACCACAACGCTCAAATGCTTCAGCAATTATTTCTTCTACATTAGGTTTAAAGGCTACAGTTCCTGATAGTGCCATTTAACCCTCCTAGTATTGCTTAATTGCGCGCATCACTATTTGATACGCATCTCCAACTGCACCTGCACCAGTTGTTGTAAATTTAATGTCACCAGTACCATTTGCTCCGTAATCGGCAGTGTTTGGTAAACCTCCGAATTTAGAAAAATCTTGATAACCTGATTGATTTTCATCAAGGTGCATAACTATAACGTCAGCATCAGCGTCTGCTAATACCTCTACAGTCATTGCCTTAATAACCCACCAACATTCTGCAATTCTTAATCCTGTGCAAGTGTCTCCATTTGCACTTTTAGTAAGAGCAGAAACATCAATTTTACTAACGGCACTTTCGTTGCCACCATCTACATACTGATACTGAAAAGCAAAAACTACTTCCCTAGTGTTTTCTGAAATTTTTGTTACTGTTTTAATATCCGCCATTTGCTACTCCTATAGTTGTAGGTGGGGTTTCATCCCCACCATAAAGTTTTATGGACGAACAGGAGAGTTGTACGCTTGAGCATATAAAATCGTAATAACTGCAACACCAGCAGTAGTTCCTGCACTGCTTGTCACTGTAAGTTTAAGATCGGCAGTTCCTGTGTCAGCCCACTCACCTGTACCACCACCTTGTGTAGTTACAGTTTTAAGACCAGCACTTGTGCCTGATGCCAATGTATTTAAGATTGTTGTTGCACCACCAACTGTATCACCAACACTCAAGTTTGTTGTTGTGTTAGCCGCAGTAGACATATCAACTTTACAATCAATAATTTTAGATTTTGCTGGAATAACCATGTTGGTTGCACCTGCCGCAATAGCTCCATTTGATAGATCCATTGTGTGCGTTTGCATCATGACAACATAACCGACATTTGCTATGTCGCTTCCAACTGTTGTGCCTGTTGTGTTTTTGATAGTACCAGCCCGTACTGGGCCTGAGAATGTAGTTGTACCCATAATAATCTCCTGTCAGGGTTAAAGTCAGTCACACCATGCGACTGTCAGGGATAAAAGTACACTACAACAGCTTTAATTAAAAAGAAAGAGGCGATCCGAAGAC